ACTTTCCCAGGTGATCGAGGTCGCACGCTAGCCTTAACAAGGGTTAATTGTTATGTAAATAAATCAATTGTTGATGCAGGAGTTAATATGTTAGATGGAAATAACGGCTTAACAGAGATTCATGTTCGTCGGAATGACTCTTCTTGGACTGCTGGTCCTGGTCAGACTGCTGGCGGGTTAACCTTATTCGTGATTAAAGATTTAGAGGACTCACCGGTAAGTGCGGGGTGGAATGCAGATACTGCATGGGTTGACTCAGCCGGTACTTCTGAATTCAGATATACTTACAACGATTCTAAGTATGGTAGACCTCAAAATGGGTGGGAGTTTAGATACACGACAGCCGAACCAGGTAGCAGCACAAACTGCTTCTATACTACAGTCTCTTCTGCTAGTGGTTTATTTCCATGGGAGATACCAAGTTGGTACGTTACCAATAACAGCTCTAATACATATGCTCTTTCTACAGCTAGTACAGTCGATTTAACATTATCAGGATTTACAACCAAATATGGTCTGTCGACAGACAATGCCTATGAACTCGATGGGCCTGGGGCTAGCGTTTTAACGGACCTAACTCAACCAGCTATAAGATTGACTGACCCTACATCTTTCGGTTCATTCCTATCCGGTGCATTAGTATTAGCTTGTGTAGATAACAACGGAGCTTTTAGTTTATCAGGTAGTCAAGATGGATTTTATAATAGCGGTACAGAGACATTATCATCAAAGGTATTCAGTGTTAGGGCATTATCTGCATTACAGAGCACTAGATCAGCAGAGTTATGTACGTTTGACTTTAAAGGTGCTGTTGTACCTGAAGATGGTTATTCAACTATCGATGATAGATGGAAACTTCTAAGAGTTGGATTTAAACGAAATCTACAAGACGTCGTACTGTATGTACGCGAAAATGGTATATATGAAACTCAACAAGTCTTCAGTACAGGCTTTAACCTCGAACAACTGCCAGCTGGTATTAAGGTAGGTATTTCATATTCAGGTCACATGCCTATGGAAATTCAAAACCTAACCATTAATGGTATATTGTCATCGGCGTCATAAATAAATATAACATGGCTAATTTCAAATTAACAGAATTAAACAGTATAAGCGATACAGCTGCTTCAGACTTAATATATATAGTACAACAGGATCTTTCAAAGAGTATTACAATTGAGAACTTCTTTAGCAATGTACCGGCTCAGATAACCTCAACTGGAGGTTTTGATATAGTGAATCCAGGTATTAATGGTGGTCAATATCTATCCGGTGGTCAAGAGCTAGGTATAGCGTTACAGGGTAGCCTTGCATCTAAGAATACTCGTCAAATACTATTTATCGAGAATACTACTAATGACCCCTTCGAATGGCCAGGTGGTAACGACGTTCTAACACCATATGGTAATAGTGTTGTAAATATATCCGGAGGTGCCATTGTACCGTCATCTGCAATACAGCGTCTAAATGTACGTGTACCTAATACTGATGAAGAAGCACTACCGGTTGGATGGAATATTAAGTTCATCCAAACAGGTGAGTTACCAATTTACCTAAGTGCCGGTGGTGGTGTTACAATTTTATCTGTCAACGATACTTTGAGTTCCGGTTATACTGGAGCAGCAGGTGAAATACCTTACTCGTCGGTGGAAGTGTATAGGGCAGCGGAAAATAAATTTGTTGTTACGCACAGCCTATCTTGTAATGGGTTAGGTACAGATAGATCTGACTGGTCCTAGTTCGAGACGTAGTCTTTAATTAAATATAATTAAGATGCCTGTTGAGATAAAGAGTTATAGCAATATTAAACCAGTTAACTTTATGCTGGAGGATCCTGATAGAGCTTTGGACCTATCTATTCCAAGTCAATTCTCTACCCTGCAGGGAATGAGTTTACTGGAATATAATTTCCTATTGAGTGCTAACGATGTATTAAATAAAAATTATACTACAACGTATTTAACAAACACTAAGACTGAGCAAGATATCTTTGATCTTAATCAACCAGAAGAAATATCGAGTAGCTTTGCAACAACACTACAATTCGGCAATATTGCGGCAGGGTATCTTACAATAGATAGAAATAACAGCACTCTCTCAAGTGCGCAGAGCGTAACCACCTTTGATAATGCTAGCGCGCAATCATTTACTGCTATACTAACTTCTGTTAATGATGATCTATATTGTAGAGTTTTTACTTATGACGGGGTATATAGAAAGTATCTCGCATATCACACTGAAACGGACCAGTTAGTTTTTGACACACTACCTAATGCTGATGGGTTAGTTACAACCACATACTTTAACGCTATTCAGAGCGATAATCATTTACGGTTATCCATACAGGGTGAGACATCCACCGGTGTATTAACATCGAGTTTAATTAGCGTAGATGGTAGCGCACTAACCACTCTACCTACACCAGACTTCGATGACTATAAGAGTAGTACAATAACGCTATCTAATAGCGGTGTACCGAATACAAAATATCTAGATATAAGTAATAACTTCGTGTATTATACTTCCGGAGCTGATATTGACGAGGTTAAAACACTAAGTGGTACTAAGTATAACTTCCTAATGTACAGTAATTATGAAGATAATTATATTAAGAATGGTAATATATGTTCTAATTTAAATTACTTCAATCTAAAGAATCAAATTTCCAATCATCATAACGTTAATAAGAATTTGCCGTTCGCTGATAAGCAAATGCAGCGACAGTATACGTCAATCGTGAACAACGAGACGCAGGAAGCATCAGAGGAGTTCTTAAGACTGCAGTATAACTTCCACACAGTAGAATATAACTTCCAACCTGACACCTATACAAAATTTATATTACCGGATAACATATTACCGTTTACACAGATAAACTTAAATGATGCTGGTCTGCAGGCTGCTGGCGCATATGCAGCAGATTCACCTCACTTTAGTGATAGAATATATAAGGATGTTGGTAACCGAAAAGATGTTGTTAATAATCTTAATGAAAATGGAGAGTACCTATGTAGCTGGTTGTATAATAATGGCCTAGATGGTATATGGTATGATAGATACTATCTGCCCCAAGACATTACAGGCGTTGAGGCAGAAGAGGGTAATTTAAATAATCCGCCGATACCACTATCTGCCTCAACCCCTGTAATTGATCAAATAGTGGATACATTAGGTGTTAGTGAAATGAACTACATCGACATTGAGAGTACGTTAATGCTCGAGCCTAGTGGTGTATATTATTACGCGCGTGTAGGTCATAAATCTGTATCTACTATTTTAGATAAACTCTCCGGCGACCTAATTAAACGAAACTTTACACCAAGGCAAAATGGTGACCCGGCTTATGTCGGACCCTCTACTGATACATTAGTTATTAATACATCTGCATACGATACATTCAGTATACTTGCAGATAACCGAGGCAATGTTAATGGTCTGAATATATCTTTTGAATTAGATATACCAAACCTCGATGACCCGAAAGCATTTCAATTAGTAGGTAATCTGTTTAATGGTGGGTTAGGCATTGTTAAGAACTTTTACTTTACTCCGCTCATATACCTATATGAAGGTAACACCATTTACTATTACGATACAGACTTTAACCTGATCAAAACAACTACAATCCCGTCCCTAACAGTTATTAGAGATATCTTATATGTTAGTAAGAGTACGGATATTGTAGTCGTCGGCTCAGGCCCTGGTGGTAGTAAGATCATGCGCGTATCGTATACCGGTGATGTTCAAAAGGAAAATAATGATGATATTGCAGCAGATATTGTCGAGTCTGATTATAGCTCACGTGTAATGTATGGAGCTGGCTCAAAAGTACTAATTAAGGATATTAATAGCATAGCTCCCGGGGCTTGGGATCTAGATACACAAACCCTAATAGCCTCGCCGGCTATAGCAAATCTCGATATTGTGGATGAATCAGTAATCAGACGAAATAATAATAGTGAGTTTGGTACAATGCGAGGACTGAGAGGCGTTAACTTAAATGATACCCTAGGAGCAGCTATAAGTGGTACCGGCAGTAATTACGGTATGTCAAATAAAGTAATATTTAAAGATTTCGTCCAAGATACAACGTTCCTAGCTCTCTCGACAAACACTAAAATATGGGATATTAACTCTTTTAATGAAGAGCTCTATGTACAAACTGATAATAAGCTACAAGTCTTTAGTACTGAAAGAGAGTTACTCTCAAGCTTTACTCTCTCTACTTCTGCAGTTTCAGGTCATAAGATTGATTTTGTCACGGAAGATTACATAACTAAACCATTAGTGTTATCTAGGGATATTAATGGTAAGCTAATCGCAGATAAAATTACACTTGCACCCACTACATCGAGTGGGTATACACTATCATCTTATGCGTTACCTATAACAGGTGCTGATCTCGGTTACGATTTCGGTACTAAATTAGGAAACTTTGCGAACCCTACTAATGTATATAGTATGGAGCAAACCTTTAAGGAGTACGAAAATAAGTTCTGCGTACTAACAAGATTTGATAACGCATATGCCGGTTCACCTGTTGAAAGGATATGGGAGCTCGAGGGGCAGGGTGATCCCAGTGTATGGAGTGACCTAACGAGTGGCAACTGGTCTGTTAACTACAGTGGAGCAGGCACAACTCTTGATGATAATAGTGATATAATAGTGATACCGAATATAATACCTGGTAAGAATTGTATTTCTATTAACAGCGATCTACTAACCGGTAAGACAACGGTAGATGTAAACGGTACATCGGTCGCTGACATTAACATAACTGTAGGTATGAGACCTCTTAAGAATTATTTGAATAATGCTTTCTTTATAGGTCAGCCAAACTATAGTATCGACCCTGTATCAAATTTTATCGATAATCAAAGCTTCAACGCCAAGTATATTACAGTTAAAAACCTCCGCGCATATAACGCGCAACTCTACCGTGATTTAATTGACTATCAGTTCTTAGAATGCTCGGAGATCGACCCTGTAAATTTCGATATAACTTCTGGCACGCGTAATAATGTCGAGACTATTGATAATTTATTCAGCTACACCATACCAGGTAGCCTCGCAAATAGAGTGAAAATATATATTAAGAACGGAGGCTTGACGAGTAAGGAAGGTATAATATTATCAGACACTCTTACATCGAAAGTTAAAACCTTCATGCCAAAAAATGTTACTCATGTTATCTTTGATTACAGTATAGGCAATAATTTTAAACCTGGAGAGAATGTAGAAATACTCCGAAATGTACCTTCACCAGTATAGACTGGTACAGTTTCATTATAAATATCGTAAATTCGTTTGAAGATTGATTTTTTGTTATAAATACTTTTGATGTCGCAGTATACACTAAATAATAATAGTATGTCTATTAGTTTTCAGGGAACTGAAGTACCTGTAGATGTTTTTAAATATACTGAGGGTAATGCTCTCAATTTTGACGGTGAAGATTATATAGGGTACTATACAGTAGCTGGTAATCGTGTATACCGTGGCAGAGTGATAGATAGTAGCTCTCCCATACTAACAGCTGTAGATAACTCTCGAGGTAATTTTATTATAGAGCGAAGCTTCTTTAATAGAGGTACGTATGTTGATATGGAACTTACGAATGACCTTGAGCAACTAAGATTCCAGCCAAGTGAGTTTATTAACCAAAACTCTATTAATACTAAACTGACTAAACTATATGAAAATTTCTTAGATTTATATAACTACTCATTTGTACGTAATAGTAATTTACCATTTAACTACACAGGTTTTATCGGTGTAACAGGTAATACTCCTACCGAGTACTTAAATTACACTACAGATTTGAATAGTACGTATACAGATACAAGTGAGGTAAACTTAACAGATGCTAGAGGTTTTGAATTGATAGGTAACTTTAATACATCGAGTAACCCACTAAAGGTTGAGACACCTGGATCGTTCGCATCAATATATTTCACCACATCTGCCCTTCAGATATTTATAAATCAAAACGACCCCGATACAGGTAGTACGGCTACTTTTATATTATCCACAGATAGAGCAGACGGTATATTCTCGCAGCCGTTTCAAAATATTACTGATATTACGACGAATGATATGGATACATTGTATGTCAGCGATACTTTTCATAACCAAATTTACAGATTATACATCGACCCTGTTATTAACAATAAGGACCCAGGATCATCTTCTTTTGATCTTTTAAACGCAGGTGGATTTAAACTAAATACATCCGGTCAAAGTACACTTTCAGGGGTCAGTCATATGTATTATTTTAACGATGAGATATATACATGGAACGAAGGCCGTAAATCGGTCATTGTTTTAGGAGACAACTTATCTAAGATAAGAGAATATAATAACATTGTTTTTAAGGAAAAGCAAGTACAAGACTTTGCGGTTAATCCTATAACTGGTGTATTGTTCATTGTATTTGATGATTTTACTATATTAGAAGTCGATTCATTGTTTAAGACTGCTTCTATTCTACATGCACCAGATGTAGGCCGGTCAGATCCAGGTACACCAACACGTATTTTATTTTCACAGAATGATAGTAATATATACTATATCATCACTGATACAAACGTATTCAAGTTTCTGATATATGCCGGTACAGACGAGTTGATAGGTAGTTTTAACTTTACAGATTTACCGGGTGTCAACTTTACTACGAGTCGTCGGATATTTGATGCTAAGATTCTCGCAGAGAATGAGAACAGAGATTCCTTGTTCATATTTAATAAAGATATTGTTAAGGTAGGTGATGAGTATAGAGGTAGAGATAGATTAATGAGATTTAGTGAACCTAATAACCTCTTAAATCTGTTAGAGGATGCTAATTTTAAGATATACGATAGAGAAGATATATCAGTTAAAGAACAATATTTTAATAATATTACTTTTAATAAGAGTCTGCAGAAACTACTTTACAATCACGATAATCTTGCTGCAAATATTCAATTCCAATTTAATTTAGCATATAGTACAGAAAAGCTTCTAACACTTACAGGTATATCAAGTCTTTCAGCTTCTGTAGTACAGGCATCAACCTACGATAATTTCGTTGGCATGAATGAGGTTTTAACTCCTCAAGTATTCAATAGATGTATTGAAAGAATATATAACTACCAGTTAAGTATCATGAAGTGCCTAGAGTTTAATGTGACTAATTTAAAGTACCCATATAGTGAGATAGTACCCTTTTAATCTCGTTTTATTTGATTAAATATTTGTATGGCTAGTTTTACAGGACAAAATATATGCAGTACTTATAAGTCTATACTGAACTTAGGACCTAGTGCGCAGCTGAATTGTACATTAAATGGTAGCACCGCGTGTATAGTTACGGATGGTACAGGCCTGGAATCAAGCCTTTACCTCCGCACTAAAGGTAACGGTATGATATCCTGCGGTACATTACAGGTAAGGGGTGGGGACCTTAATATGTGCGGTAACAGCATTAACAACGCTAATCAGGTTAATGCTACCGGTGTTGCCTCATCCGGACTAATTAGTACACAAAATAGCCTTGATGCTCAGGCTGATGTACTTGCAAGGCAAGATCTGAGAGCTTGCCGTAATCTAATAGTAGCAGGTGTTGCAACTGTCACTGGTGTTATTAGAGGTTGCTCTGACATTATAGCGTTCTACTCTTCCGATAAACGGTTAAAAGAGAATGTAAACAAGATTGTAAACTCTAAAGAAGTAGTCAAAAACTTAACTGGCTATTCCTTCGACTGGAAAGAGGAAGCAGATAGAGAAGGTAAGGACTTCGGTGTAATGGCCCAAGATGTCGAGAAGGTACTTCCGGAATTAGTACATGAAAGACCTGATGGATTTAAATCGGTCGACTATGTTAAGATCATACCATACCTTATTGAAGAGGTTAAGCGTCTAGACGCTGAGGTAGAAGAGTTAAAAGGTGCTTAGTCCTTTTAGGTGTAGTGTTATTCGTAGAGTTATTATATGAGGTTATACTATTACGTGCATAAATGTGTTAATACTGATAAGCTGGTATTCACTACTTCGTGTAAAAAAATTACCATGGAATCTCAATGTATTGAGTTGAGCCAAGCAGAAACACAAGAATACAGCTTACATATTAAATACATAGATTGTTGTGAATTAGATAAAAATAGCAAGTTGGTATCTGATCCGGTGCTGGTCTTAGCTCAAAGACTTGAGTGTTTGACTATAGGTATTCACCGCCGTATATTAGAACTGCGAAAATTGATTGTTGAGGCTTCTGCTTTGAATAATACAGATGTCATTAAAGAGATTACACAGACAATTACAGCACTAGACGATTTTATAAATGAAGATTTTTCAAGCATTAAAACTATCAAAGAAATCGACACACTTACGTGCCCAGAATTAGATATAGATTTTCCACAGCACTATGCAAGCAAAATATACAGAATACGACATACACAGTAAAGGTGTACCTAAATTAGAGCATGTAGCAGATTTAGAAGCTGCTTTAAAATCTCTATCACCCAAAAGTGTATATGATAGATTAGAAAAAACCGTAAGAAGTGGGCCTCTAAATTCAGACGCCCCTCACGCTGTTAACGCATCTTTAGCAAAGCTCAGTGATTCAGATGCAATAGATTTATTACCGGTATTAAAGAAATGTTTCCCGTCGCTAAGATTTAGAATAAGCGGTAAATTCGTATACGGACCTGGTGATCGCATCGATGAACATACAAACTCCGATGATCCATCCGACACGCTATACATAACATATGCAACTGGTAGGTCCAAATTCTCATACCGTTATTCTTTAGACGACGATTTCATCGATACATACGACGCTGTTGATGGTATTACATTAAGAGCATTTGAACTTACCGCTAGAGAGCCCTATACATATCATAAAGTTGAATGTGAATCAGGTTATAGAGTTTCAATCGGATTGAGATATGTCAGTGTTTAAACAAACATTCAGTAATCACATCTTAGACGGTAATAGATACATCGATGTACAATCATTAATTAGGACGCTTAATGCGCTGCGAGTTTTAGAATATTGCGACAATTACGATATTGTCAACACCCGATGTAAAGACTATCAACTAAAAGAGGAGGTTATTAATTACTATAAAAAGGAAGGGGTTTGTACTGAACCTATTGTTGTGACTGATGATGATTTTTGCTTAGACGGTAGACACCGCGTAGCGTATAGAAAGCAGATAAACGATACGACATGTTCAGCATATATTGTACCGAGAGAGTATGTTAATAAATTTATTAAGACCTAACTCGTTATTTAATTAGCAATAATCACTTGAAACGGTACATCAACGTAGCTTCTGCTAATAAACGAAACGGTATTGGCGTCATTGCCTCCACCCTGCCCACCGGAGCTTTCGAGTGATACGCACTCGACATATATCGAAGTATTATTGTTATCTATACGTACAGAGATAGCATACTGACCAGATAAGAAGCTATTGCTCGGAGATTGTAGTGTCCAGTTGTTTGCTAAGGATGCAACAGCCGTTGGCCTGGTACCTATATCATCAATTGTTATAGTGTATCTACCGATTGCTGTTCTTGTTAGTGTACAATTCCTGAGATATGTATTTATATCTGGTATATGATCGACTGTTGCATATACCTGTGTACCTGTTAACTTTAATCTATTAGAACCGTCAAATGTGAAGTCGTCTGATACCTTTAATCCGATCTGGGTGCTGGATAAATTTACAAACGCAGTCTGGGTACCTTGCGCATCAAGAGCTGATAGGCCAGTACCGACGTTAACGTTGTACTGCTGAATATCATCAGGCTTAGCTTTAATGATGTAACTCATAGCAACGTATGGTTGAACGTTGTCGTGCGCGACATTATTCATATGATCAGCATCATTTAATTGCTGCGTTGCAGTCATCGCGTCATAGAGCTTGTTTGGACTCGGGCCAGCTGGGATAGGCTGAGGGTTGGTACCACAGGTGTATTGAGTGACTGGAGCGTTGCCGGCTACCCATCTTCCGCAATAACAAGTATTGGAAATGGATAGAGCACCGGGATTTCTTGTGACCGAAAGTGGCTTGTTTACCAGGAAAGGGAACCAATCATCATTGATTGACTGGCTAAATGTACCTGTGAAGTGCATATGGTTTATTGCCTGGTAACTTAATGTATGCTTATACTCGCCACCGTACGTGGCAAAATTGGTCGTGCATGTGTTTGTACCGTCATTACCTTGACCAGCACCTACCATGGTCCTAGCTCTTAAGTCTGGTAGTGCGTAATAAGCACCTGTAGGTGAAGGTGCACCGCCCGATGTAGTTCGAGGTCCCCACTGCGTGCCGAGTAGATCTCGAAGCTCTGGATAAGCTGAACCTAAGAATCTGCGCTCTGAGAATAAGTTAATCCACTTATCATCTGGTATACTAGACTGACCACCTGCCCATGGTATGATTGTACCGACAGGAGAGGTATCACTGAAAACTAATGCAGTGCCGTCTCCAGGTACCGCTTCTGCCCACGTTAGGTTACCAGATCCATCTGTCCGAAGAAAGTTCCGTGGAACTTCGGTTGCTGGGAAATTGTATGGTATGCTATTAATAGTAACTTGACCAGTAGATACAGATAACCTATTTGATACTTGCACCGCCGGCGAAGCAACACTACTAGTAGCAGTAATGCCTCTCACAGTATAATCACTGTCATTATCAAGGGCTCTATTATTAACAGCGTTGTCGGCTAATAGATCGTTTCCGATAGTACGTGCTTTGATCTGAGCATTTGTAATTGATTTATCGGCAATCTTATCAGCTGTCACTGCCTGTCCAGCTAGCTTAGTGTTAGTTACAGCTGAGTTGGTTATGTTATTAGTCTTAACTATACTATCTGTTAAGAGATTACTTACCTGAATCTTTTTAGAGATGCCTGTATCATTAGAGGATTCTCTACTGTTAATAATAATCTCGTTAACATCACTATTAACATTAATCTCGTTGAGTTCAGATATACGAATATCACTTGCCATATTATTATTTATTACAATAACGTAATATTATCGCCGTCAGGGTCAGTTATTACTCTATTAATAGCACTTAATCCATAACCTGATGTTGGGTATGAGTAGAGGAAGTCAGTATCACTAGAGATAAATATATTATTCGGGTCAGTAGTACCTGGTACGTACCCGGTTGAAACAAGCGTACCGTATGTATACACAGTAGCGTCTGGTGGTAATAAATTAGTCTGATTAAAGGTTATTTTGATCGGATCATAACCTGTAACTATATTAGTAAATTCGTTACCTGTACCAACTATACCTAGATTATTAAAACCATCCGTGATTACATCAAAGAATGTCTCGTATGTCGATAGAACGCCAGTTTCTAAAGTAGTCGCTGGTATATAAGGTATGGCTAAATCAGTATAGTTAATTAAACTAGTAGATGAGAGATCTGTTATGGCCGTATCCTGGCCGGATATGGAGAAAGCAAAAGCATACCGTCTACCAGTATGACCTTGTAACTGAAAACCACCGGCACTTAACCCAATATCACCGAATGCTGACAACGCGCTCGATGGAGACAGCTCAGTCCTTGCTAAGAAGGAGTCATCAGGATACAGGACTGTGTCTTCAGGGTCAGTATTAAGATAAATACCGGACAACACGCGAGACGACGGTTGAAGTTCAAAGTACGTTAACGGGTAAATAATATTTTCATCCGTCTCTACGTTAAAGTACGGTACAGCACTCCCACCTACAGTAAACAACTGGCTGTTGAGGATTTCTATGTTTCTATCTACAATATTCTCCGGTGTAGTTCTAAACTCGATAATATGAGTTGCTGATAAAGGCCCTGTATTCTGATCTACTTGCTCATATTTAATAGCAATATTAGCTGATAAAGTAGTATAGGTTGATGCGGTGGTAAAATATGTATGTGATATACTAGTAAACGGTAAAGTATTGGTAACACCACCACTAAATTTAGCTGAATATGTGGTAATGCCACTAGACGCCGGGTCCCCGAAATCGATTTCGACGCTATTGCATCCAGGTTTATCTGAGTGAAAGTCTATTATATCACTCTGTATACCAGATAGCAGAAAAGTGACTACCGTATTACCTTGTATCGCTTCTCTTGATATAAAATTAACGCTACTATCTTGAGGTTGATAGTTAGATAAGTTTACGGTTAATGTATGTTTAGAATCTAAGTGTGCCATAGGTCAGGTCTTGTGCAGGCTCGGATGTTATACTCCGTGCGTTAAAGTTATTTATAAACGTATTAGGGGAATAAAAGTTTATAGTCTTGGTAAAGTTATCCGGGGCTATTATATAGTTGTCAGTAACCGTAAATATATCACCGTCGAGTTCAAATACTAGTATATGTATAAAGCAAGTATGATTTAAGTCCCTGAAGTTAGTGATCGATATAAACTTGCCTTGCTTATCATTATAGGCTAACGCGATGTTCGTTATCTCAACAATATTAGTATCAAGGTTGAAGGTAAAATTATCGGCGAAATAACTCTGATTCTGTGATGTGTTAGTTACGAGATTTACTTCTCTCTTAGTATCCTTATTATACTTGAACATCTCGAACTGGAAGAACTTAATATTCGTCGGTGATGTTGTAGATGGGTCACTAGTTAGTTTGATATAGAAGATGTCACTGCCTAATCTAGTAGGGTTACTGAGATTACTTATAGGTGTGGTAGCTTGATCAACTATTATCTCTTTAGTATACGGCCTAACCGTTGCAGTGAATTCTGCCGGGCTGAATTTACCATTTGTATAGTCGATACTATCAATGACAAGGTAATTGGCCGTTTTAAAGAAGAATATGGTCTCAAAAATATCTAAATCTTGATACTCACCACTTTCCAATTGCCCCAATAAGATAGGATCATAAGCGAATCGACTAAAAACAGTGCCGAATTCATCTGCTATAGGTTTTATTGTGCTGTTAAGGACGTTACTAACTTCGATCAGCTTACCTTTATGTCTAATGCCAGCTAATGTTTCTTTTCTATTATCAGTAGATACGGTTTCAAATACTGTTGAATACCTATCTTGGACTGGTTCAACTCCTTCAAAATTATCTAAATTTCTATTACCAGCATCTGTAACGTTAGTAATATAAAACTGATTACCGTATATATCACCGACTTCTTTAACGATCTGGCTCGGGACATTAAGTTTCTCAATACCTACCAATGGGGTGATATTATTAGGCTCAAACAATCTCTGTTCAGTAGTATTATATGAGTGGAATGTTTGGTCCTTACTATCTACCTCAGGCAAAAATCTACCAAACGAAGATGATACGTTTTTAAACCTATTAAATGTACTATTGAATATTAGCGGATTAGCTCTCACACGACCACCAACGCCCTCTATTGAACCATACCTAGATGGGTTTGGTATGACGTATGTGGTATTACGTTCAAAATCGTCCGGTACAATATAGCTACTAAAGTCGCACTCCATTTTAAGAGCACCTCTTATAGATGGTTTAAAGAATAGGCCTACGCTTCTCTCACTCTTAAACGAGTCACCAGTAACTGCTAGTGTTGAAGGGTGGTTAATATTCAATAAGTTTCTATGCGGATACTTAGCTGTGAATAGTTTTTCGTATACATAATCCGTACCATCACCGGTAGAGATATAATACATATCAGTACCTTGAAAGTTAACGGGAATCTCTTTTGTAAAATTGTAGTTTAAATCCGACCTATCACCGGTATTTTGATACCCTATAAATTGATCAGGTTGTAATAATGATAGATCCGGTTGATTGTAGGTAACTAGTAAGCCTGGAATCTCTTCTAGCTCTACACCATCGGTGTTTATTATATCAATAATAGCCTCATCGTCGTTTATATAGAAAGAGCTACTTATCGTATTTGTATTAGATGTAAAATAGTCGGATCTATCGCCTGAGATTGTATCATAAAAAGTCGGAGACTCCTTCGGGTCCAAGTCGTAATAATCGTTAAACGTATCATACACTCTTTCAAAACTAATATCGATACTATTAACGATGTCTTCAGGCGTCCTCTTATTAGGGTTAATACCCGGAGCCACATCATCACCGTAGTATATATCAAGTATTTGGTCCTTGATAAAGGTCACCGCACCTCCATCGGTACCCTTTTTCTTAATATACTCTAAGTTACTGGTTATGCTAGCACGCTTCTTTTTAAAGTATAAAGCTATTTCTTTAATCTTCGATGTAAAGAATGGTAGTGCAATTGTTAGTTGCTCGTTATTGTTTAAATCTATATTATCGAAATAACGCTTCTCCTCGTTAGTGAAAAAGAGTAAGTTTATCTCTGATAAGAAATTAATAAACTGCGTTCTAACATTTACGTTAATAGAAACTAACGAGGTATTTGTATACGCCTCCCAATATTGTAGGTATCTCTGATAACTTGATAACTCATTCTCTTTATCATTAACATCAGCGTACTTTAAATAATCAAGAAAGGAGAAAGGTTCATTTAAATCTCTCTTTGCATCATCTAAAGTGTTTGTTACACTGAAGTATACGGTAGTATCGCTTAAGGCAGGCATATAAAATATTTATTCTCGAATTACGATCCTGATATAAGACCTAGGTTAGTATATAGATTATGAGAAATAACTTTTTCCGCTACACCCCATTTATCAATGTACTGGTTATAAGAAGTTAGGCTATTTAGATACGTGTTGTTTGCATTATCAAAATCAATAAATTTCTGTAGATAAGAACCTTCTATCGTATCTATAAAGTCGTAGAATTGGTAGTACTTATTAATATCAATACCTGTAATATTATTAGGCATTACTAAGCCCCATCCCCAGGATCTATTATATGCTGAAAGTGGGTATGCATTATGACTTGTATAGTTAACATCAGTAGCACTTAAGATATTAGTATTAACCAATTTATACTGATTACTGAATTTTTCATACGCTAATATATTCTTTGAATTTGTACCAGTCTCGAGTAAGGTATCCTCTACTGGTAGAAGGTCTCCTCGATTCTTACCATAAAACTCTTTACTAATATAACCTTTTGAATCGTAATTACCTTGGAATTGATTCTTGCTACCCAGTTGCCGGCTTACACCAACAGATAGTATATCAATCAACCGCTCCAAGCTAGGTGGGAATTGCTGATTATACTCGTCCATAGTCATTGACAGTTGACTAACGAGAGAGTTTAGTGACTTAACGTTTGCATAATCAGGGTCATTAATGTTAGCGACGTAGTTACTGACTTTCTCGTGAATCTTTATACCTAAGGTCTCCGGGTAACTGCTACTATCGCCGACGATTTGGCCCAGTAGTTGATCCATGAAGATTGGTTCACGCTGTAACACGGGCTGTGTAGCTAAGTCCTTATAATTCTGCGCCTGGTTATTATCTTCTCCAATCTTTCTGATATCGTAGATCGGTTCTGCTGGATATACGTCAAATAATGTTGACACTCCTGAAACTGTATTGCTTGCATCAGAGTAGGTTACCTGAATTCTCAGATCTGTATCAGCGACAGATGTTTGTATAACACCCTTGAGGTAGCCACCGCCATCGCTAGCGCTGAGGTCCCCGTAATTAGTACGATATGTTGATTCACCGTCTAGGACAGCTGTACCATTACTTCTTATTAATTTTACCTCTAGATTAGCATCATCGACTATTATAAAATCCTCTATGGTATTTTGAACTTCTACTAATTCATTGATCGGTCCAGGTGTCTGGGTCCGTAGTAGCTCAAATTCTTTCGTTAGCTTAGGGTACCTCTTTAAAGGTGCACCACTAAGATCGACCACTTTAGCAATAAAATATATATCTTGATTAACAAAGTTAATTTTAGGTATATTGAATGATGACAGAGATGTAATAAACCCTGTAATGCCGTTAGTAGTAATACTTAGAGTCTTATCTTGTAATGTCTCGGTCCTAGCTGATATAGAATATGAAATAGTAGCAGGACCTGCGTTGATTGTTGGTAGTGTATTGCTGGTACCTATCTCAACACTTTCAGGGTCAAGAAAAAAGCGCGGCTCAAAAGCAGCAAATAGTATAACATTATGTTCACCCATAAGATTATTTATGTATAATTTTAATCTTCATAGTAATAAAATGAAGTACTACCTGATGTACCTAAAAATACTGTACCTGCCTCTGGTTTATTATATAAAAAGTAAGGTGGGTCTGAAGTAACCGTATTTAGCTTGCCGTATATAAACTCATTACTTGTCTTTACCGATTCTGTTATTAGCACCCCATCGTCGCCTTGGAGCTGTACGAAACTACTAAACAGTCTTAAGTGTGCATATATATCACTGTAATACTCTGCATTTGTTGTGGCCTTACTCTTATTACCAGAGACACTCAAATTAACACTATACCCATCATCAGCGGAAACAGATGGCCAGCTTTGATAGGAATTAAATCTAGTTAGTATAATTGGATTTTCAAGAGAAGAGTTCAACGCACTACTACCTTCTTTGTATGTTAAAAATAATTTATCAGGTATAACGTTACTTATGTTGAAAATAGGTCGAGTGACAACAGTATAGAAGTTTGATGCACTATCTACTGCTACTAATGTGACTTTATATTCACCTGGATACTTATAATAATGAGACGCGGTGAGGTCTGTTGATATTGTGCCGTCACCTAGGTCTATAAAATACCGATAACTATCAACTAGTGGCGAAGCTGATACTCCGTTCAGATCTGTACCATCAAAATCCGGAAAGACTCTAAATGTGTACTGCTCATTTGCAAACCCTGGAATGGCCGATATACCTCCCCATTTACTCTCTCTGGTGGACGGGTCAATGACACGCACCGGTAAGTTTATAGGTGGTAGAGTACTATAATCTCTATCAAAATTATAAATCTGAGATTCTGGTGATGTTATGGGCATAATTAATCAATAATTTCTACGTTAATTCTACTTTTCAAATCACTACTATATAAGAACGGAAATTTGAAGTACGGTAATGATACGTTAGACCCTGTACTCGCAATATCGACATCAGCATATGCAGCGTTGAAGTTATATATGTTTAAAAATGGTACACTTCTAACTATTTCACCAGTATCAGCGCTACGCTTAACAGTTCTTAGACCTGCAACACCTTCAATAGCCAGAATTTTAGTACTGATGGCTGTAATGTTAATAGTGTCGCCTAGCTTTACGTTCGCCGGGTCAAAAGCTTCTTCAAAAACGTTATTAGCTTCCTCTATAATACGCGCTGCACTAATTCTATTATTCTGCTTACGTTGTATAATTAGTTCAGAATACTCAATATCATCAAGAGATGGCTTGTCGTTAAAGCTATCTTGCAACCCAATTGTAACTCCAACATAGACTGGATCCATTGGCTGTATTTCGGAGTTAATAATCTTTTGAGACTGAGCAGTATTAATAACTTCTGATTTCTGTGCTTGTGTTAAATAAAATAAATTATTATCACTATCTGCTATCTTTATCTTCGGTACCATAAAGGCGTATACCTGGTTAGCCTGATTAGTAGTAGAGAATTTAACCTGATTGAATAAGAATCTTGAATCTTGGTTAGGTCTATCTAAACCAAGGTCGTAATAATACTTTATAACAGTATCAATAAATGACTCATTACTCACCAAAACCGTACTTGTGATTATATTACTATAACGCTTTTCTACAAACGCTTGGAAATCATCGTTTGTTACAATTCTATTCTGCGCAAAGAAGCTTCTAGGTGCATTTTCCTTGATTTGCTTAACTGTTTCAATCTCACCAGGGCTAGTAGCTCCGATAGAGTTTGTAAATGCTACCGCCGATGCAAGGTTAGGTGTTAGGATAAGAATATTAGACTCGTATATATCGGGCGTTATTGCTTCAAACTGTGTTGTTGTAAATACATTAAGATTATTACCGTCTAGCTTACCAGCGGAAACTTTACCACCTATACCATTACTCTTCAAGTAATATATAAAAATCTTATCTCCGGTTTGGAGTTGTATGCCATTGACACCGTTACCAAATTTTATTTCATAAAACCCATTCTCATTTAAACGTTTCTCAAATACATAACTCGTATTAGTAGCATTAAAAAGAGAATCAATCTCTGCAAATTCATTATACTTATTAGTGTTGGCGTTTTGAATATATACACCAATTGAATCAGCCTCAATATTAACCGGTGTCTGGTTAATATTATCTCTAACTAATAGGGTTACAGTTTCAAACTCTTCACCAATAGCTGTAAGAACAGGGTTCTCGACGTACTTCCCTTGATACAGTAGAGTATTTTCTGACAACGTCGTCAGTTGTTCATCAGCGATATTGGTCTTACTAAATGTTGCATCCTTGATGAAAGAATAGTCAGTACCATCGATACTAAAATACGAATATCTTTTTATAGTATATACGTTTACCGGTAACCTACTACTAGCCTCTGCTTCAAAAGGCAGTACTGCTGTCTTATAACCAGTAGGCTTGTATCCTATAAGCTTAGTAATCCTGTTAATATTTTCAAAAACAGTAGATTCGTTGAATAGAGACTCAGAAGAGGTTTGGTTAAGGTAAAATAGTGAGAGGTGGTATGATAGAGCAATGATATCAATAATAGCAGATAGGTTACTGCCTTCAAAATCTTGGTCAGTAAAGGTACCGCCTTCTCTCAAACGCTGCTTAATTAAGCTCTTTAGAGTTAGGGCATCGAAAGTTGCATAAGCATCCTTCGGTAGTGTAAAGTCAGTATTATCCGCCATATATTTATTTATGAATAAAAAACATTAATTAAACGGAAAAACCGGATCGAGACAAATTACCGGAAAGATTAAATTTAGCGCCTTTAAACCTAGGGATACTGTATGTGAAATTGCATATATAACTATGATTACCAATATCCGGTGTTATTGTTAGGTTGATAATGTTAACTCGTGGCTCATTTGCTGCTACATTATCGATAATACCTGTACCAATAGCATCAGCTCGTTCTTCTGTTACTGGTAAGAAAAGAAGGTCACCGAAATTGATGCCGAACGTGGGATTGAGTGGCTTTTCACCCGGCGATGTTGTTATAAGATTAATGAATGCGTTTTGTATTGCCTCGACATTAACATCGTCAAGAAGGTCTCTAACTTCTTTACCCTTATTGAGAGGGTCATTATTTGTATAACCTAAAACTAAATCTAGTCTAAGATCATTATAAATAACTTTATTCTCTTTCTGTGGTTGAGCTTGTGTTAGTATGTTTAAGTTAATCTCGGCCATTGTATATATTATTTAAGCTATGGAATTATTAACTCGAAACCATAAATAATAATATGGCGAACAAATTTCTAAATCTTATCGAAGCAACTATACAGAGAATGACTAACGGTGGTATCCTAACTGGTGATAGAGTACAGCTAGCAGATGATTACAAGTCTCATAAAGGCTTTAAAGAATTACCTAAAACAGTGCAGGACTATATTGAAAGTATCTTTAAGGATACAGACCTCAATAAGAAGGTAATTAATATTAAAACCGAATACCCTAGTTCGGCGCCAGGTAATGAAGATAACAGAGGCTCTTCGTTCATTGCTACAGTAGCTGTTGAACTTACTAACGGTCTGTATGATAATGAGAATTCAGTATCCGTACCAATGAGTATACTAGTTGCTGACGATGGCGGCCATGGTGCTGATTTCGGAAGTGCTCCAGTACCTGACTCAGTTAAGTATGATAACAAGGTTCAAATTGATCCTGTTGAAGCTGAAGAGAATGAAGAGCAGCAGCAAACAATGACTCAACAAGGTGATAGCCTTAAAAAATCAGAGCGCTCGCTAGCTAAGAAGAACACTAAGATACCTTCAAAGCCAGCGACACCGTCTCCAGCGGTTAATGAGAACTATACTGCACAGTATATGTCCTAGATCTTGCTCAATGCTACCCAGCAAGCGAATGCATTAATCTCTTTGTCTAATACAAAGACATCCTTATACATATAATCACTAAGTACGAGAATATACTCTCGCTTCTTATCGTCATGCAGATTACTTGAATATATAAAGTTTAAGTACTGCTTCATGAGATTATGGTAATCCCCCTGAAACTCGTTTTCATTCTCGATAAGATACTTACGTAGTCCAATTGCGTCGCTACTCTGTACATCATTATGAATCTTATCTACAAGCTCTCTACTATCTAAAGCGATGTCGATATTGAAACAACCATTAACACACGCCTTCTGCACTGCGTTAATAATCTTACGAATATCAGGATAGTTCTGCTTAATTGCATTTACAAAATTAGTCTTCTGATCGTCTTCAATCTTAATACCTTCAGATTTTACGACGCTGACAATACGTTTTAGTACATCATCAAACGGAGGGTTAAGGTCAAATGACTGCGTCCGGCTCTGAATAGCAGGTATGATCTTATGCTTATAGTTTGCAGTTAGAATAAAGCGAGTCTGCCCGCTATACTCTTCCATAGTATTACGTAGAGCACGTTGACCGTCGATAGTTATACCGTCAGCCTCATCAAGTATAACTACCTTAATACCACCAGTAAGTGACTTGGTCTGACTAAAGCCAACAACCTTTGAGCGAATAGTATCGATACCATTCTCGTCTGATGCGTTAATATACAGATACTGACACTTTAAGATATCCTCAATGAGAATTCTAGCTAATGTAGTTTTACCAAGACCTGGTGTACCTACAAAGAGCAGATTGGGTATCTCGTCTTCAATAGATTCGAAATACTTTCTATTAGTATCCGATAAAACTAAATCAGCTAGCGTCCGTGGCCTATACTTTTCGACCCAAAGGTTGTTAAACATTACTTTCTTTTCTTTTTCGGTGGTTTAGTAACAGTTACGGTTACTGTTTTACGTATCTTGGTACTACCTACCTTCTTCTCTGTTATTCTCTGTCTAGTTGTTTTGCCCATATTTTTTTATTTTTAATGTTAATCTATTATAATGGTGTTCCTCCATGTTAGCTACTTTGTATTACTTACCTGTTGAACCGAAGCCACCTTCACCTCGCTCAGCTACTTCAACCTCATCTGCCCACTCTACTGTAGTTACCCAATTCTTCTCTACCTTAATTTGAGCTACCTTATCTCCTACTTTATAGTTGTAGTCTTTATTAGAGAAGTTATACATCTTTACCGCACAATCACCTCGATACCCGGTATCAATCTCACCGAGATGCGGTTGCAACCCAGCTTTAAAACCTAGACCAGACTTAGGTTTAATTACAAATCCAAAGCCGGGTGTGATATAACCGACCTTAATACCGACAGGTACTACAGCACTACCAATAGATACCTTATGATCCCAATGTGACCGAGCACCAGGGATGGTAGTATCTTCAACTGCGAATAAATCATAGCAGTTATCGTCATTATGAGCCTTTTCAGGTAGTTTAGCGTCATCGTGAGTCTTAACAAATTTAATCTCCGCGTCAATTTTTACATCAGTACTATTCATATGTACCTATTGTATATACTAATCTTGAATATTCAAGTGGTTATATTAAATACTTTTATGTCAAAGGAGGAAACCAATCCAGATGTTAATGATTTACTAGATGCTCTCAAAGCGAAAGGTGATATCAAAGTTAAAGCTACTTCTAACCAGAATGAAGAATTTACACTCGAAAGAGATGATATTGAAGCTTTTATTCTGAATAATACCGGCAAGCTAATTAAAGATAGTATGTCATACATTGACGAGATTGGTGAATATGTTTCTGCGGCACCAGATAGTAGAGATGTTGAAGCTTTAGCTAAATTAATATCATCATCAGCTACAGCACTAGACAGTCTACAAAAGATACACATCTCGAACGAGAAAAATAAAAACGCTGTCTTTATAAAGACATTGGATATCGAGAGTAAAAAGGTATTACAGCAGAGTGATCAACATCATAAAGTCCTACTCAATAGAGAAGAGTTAATGTCAAAATTAATTATAGAGGCAGAAATTGTAGATGATGTAGAATCTATCTCAACCCAGAATTAACTGCCAGGTGTATATACATCATCCAGGTCAGCCTCAACATCACTAGTACCAGCATCTATCTTATTCTTTAGCATATCTAATGTAGTTGCTACACCTTCAATTGTAGTGTTATAAGCTAAATCAATACTAGCTCTACTGAGATCTCTATCCTGCCAGTTAACCTCTTTAAAGAAGTTAATAAAGTCTGCCATATTTTTAAGCAGGGTTTTAATCTTAGCATTCACCGGGTCCTTCAGTAAAAATAATCGATCTATATACAGATTATCATTAACTAGATTATCACCGTGCGCAGTTTTAGCAACATTTACATCCGTAGTTGCTTGTAGCCCTGCAAGGTTAGTTTTCATTAACGCATCAGTGTAGATGGAGAGTCTTATATTGTTATCTAACTGCGTCTGTGATACTTTGTTGTACAGAGACGCTGGGAGAGCGTTGGGGTAGTTAAAATATGTATCGTAGGTATCAAAGAAGGGTGACGTGCTATTATCAATGATACTAGTCTGATTAATAATGTTACCTATATCGTCGCTGAAAGCAATTAAGTACACATTACCTGTACCTAAGCTATCAGTAATAAAACCTCTAACAGATGTCAGAAGGCTTTGATATTTTTCAATGAAATATAATTGAAATTGCTCATTATAGCTATCGAGTTTTGAATTATTCAACTCTATATATACATTACTAATACTCTGTGCAATACTATCACTACTCTTAGCCTTCTCCAGATCTATACATGTACCTAGCTCATCTAAAAATCCTTGAAAGCTCTCGAATAGAGAGTTATTTGCCTCGTAAAAATCGACACTAGTTTGCTGGACCATTCCTACATATTCCGGCGTTAAAGAAATTTGATTACTCATTAGGTTGTACTCTCGTTAAAGTTGGGGTTACTGAAGTGATTGGTCTTTATACCAACTATCCGTTGAATGTAGGTTGTTTCGTCAATAAATTGATGCTCTACCTCTGTTAGTAAATACATACCTAATAACTTATTATCATATTGATTCTCTATATATGCTCCTTGCCTGTCTACAGAGAAGAAAGTGCCTGTCTTTCTTAAGAGTTGACCCTTAATTATAATCTCTATAGCCATATTAGAAAACAGACTAGACTTTAATAGCTTATTAGAACCATACGACTTCCTTATCTCCGCCGATTCCCCATACTCAGAAAAATTTGACTCAAACGTTTGATTCTCTTTTTGAAGATTCGTCAAGGGCAGGTTAGGGTAAGGCTTGTTATTGTCGCCTTTAAGCGGACTTACATATATATCACTAAACTTATCACGTACCGCTTTAGCGCTACTATCCTTAACTTCTATATTAAATCGTTTATTTTTAAAATCGTATGAATTGACAACCTGGGTCTTAATCGCTTTTTTATATTGCTCACCATCAGTATCAAAGAATTTATAATTTAATACGTCACCCTTACTGCCAAATTCTAATGCACCTGCAGGCGCTTTTTTAGATGGTTCAATTACACTTGAATCATCGCTACCCATACCATTAATGGTAAAGTTCTCGACAAATAACTCACCGCCTACGTTTCTACTTTTTTGAAGAGCTTTACCGAATATACTCTCCGCACTCTGCAGAGTGTATTCACCAGTGTAGTTTGATTTCTTTAAAAATGAAAAGTCATTAGATGAACTATTACTCACGTGCCGGTCTAAAAGATAATTTAAATCGTCATGAGCTGTGTTATTAATAGGGGAGGAGTAGAATAGCTTTGATGCACCAGCCTCGAACTCTGAACTATTAATAACATTTCCACCATCTAGATTTCCATTTAATATAGCTTTTATACTATCCCCTGTAGTAGCATACCTATCCTCATTATTAGATTGTGCTGCTTCAACACCTTCCGGAGATGCTAGCTTACCAGTTGAGAAAAATGCTTTCTTCTCCTTTAAAATTTCCTCATCTACATCACCGATATTAAAAAATTTACATTCGACACCATTAATAGTAGTATCACTACCTTGCTTGATAGTAAAAATATATCTGAGTCCGAATGTTGTTTTAAAGTCCTTATCATCATTAGTAAACTCTGATAATGGGCCGTCGTCTATAGGTATAATTTCAATCTGAATAAAATCTCTACCATCTCCACGGTAAGTATACCCCTTTAATGGTGCGATATCGGGTTGAAATTCACGGTCTGTAGGATCAGTTACGAATCGCTCTAGAGCAGATTGGGTATTATCGAGAGCTATAGAGCCCCTTACCCATGGGTCACGGAGATTGTCGATGAGCTTAAGTTCTTTGACTTCCTTCTTAGTTAAAGTAACCCTATCACCTTCTGGATTGAACAAAGTTACTTTAAATAGATACTTCTGTGTATCTATAATAGAGCTAAATCTCTCTTCATAAGAGGTATCGAAGTTATATCTCATTACTGTAATTGCTGTTTTATGCTATCGATAGTAGGTTTTAAGTACTGCTTTTTAATATACTTTATACGACGACCACTTGCTATCTTAGCAGGGTTTGTGATATTATTCACTACCATAATTAGCCACCATAAGTAGGTAGTACCGTAAATTCTATAGCTTAACGTTGTAATAGGTAGAGCTTCATTGTATGCTACTGCTGTAAACAGTTCATCATCGATATCATCAGGTAGCTTTATCTTCTTAAGAATATTATAATAGAAAAAATCTTTGTCACCTGTTTCATAGATCTTAAAGATATTCTCATACCTATACTGCTCTAGTATAGATAGATCAGTAATATCCTCTTGAAATTTTCCAAAGTCAGCCATACTAATATTTATAACAGGTTAACTCTTATATCACCTATTCAGAGTATTTATTCACCTTAGGTCCGCGGCGGTAAGAGACTATCACTTGCAATGTCCTCTTTTGTCTTGTTACGTGACCTTGTAGGTAGGCCTTGTGTAGGTGCTTCTGCACCGGTACCGCTAAAGGCGTCGAAGGTACCCCGAATGGGGTCTAAAGCGGCGTTTACTGTTAGTTTCGGCTTAGCTATATTAGCATATAAAAAGTTTCTGGTTTCAGCATTTAACCCGGTAACGGATATATCAAGCTGGTATGCGTCAGGTATTATTGTCTCAATAGAAGTTGACGCAGTAGAACTACCAGGTGATTGTATAGGTACCTCTATCGTCATTTTTCTGCGTGAGCCTACAAATTTTACACTTAATTCCGAAATATAGGCATAAGGCATAAATGCGACACCTGGCAAGTGTAACTCATACAGTACAGGCTGTTCAATTATACTTTTACTGACCCTACCAGGTGTGTTCTGGTAGATTAAGCCGAATAATAATTGCCAATTTCTAGAGATATCATCAACAGATATGGTATTGAGGAGAGGTAATGTAAAACTCAAAGTCTTACCCTCATCTTTCATTTCAAATTGTTTTGCCTTTTCAATATAAGTACCTGGCTTTACTAAATTTGCGGCACCGGCAAGGCCCGATGCTAACCCAGCGAGTTTATTAGCAATTGGTGCTACGAGACCTTCATTAACCTGCCCGAAGGTGTTATTACTCTTACTAAAGGTATCATCGAGGTATGGAAAATAGTAACTAAACCCGGTATTCTCAAGGCTATATAAACCTTCATATGGTTTAAGGGCGTTGTTTTGGAAGGTCGTCAACCCACCTAACTGTGTAGCCAGGTCTGAAAATTTATCTAGTATGCCGGCAACTGACTTACCTGCCTGATCAACAACGTTAGCTAGTCCAGCTCCTAATCCCAGTGTTCCTCCCTCCTCAGTGGGCACTGGCGCGCCAACTAAACCAGCTAACGTATTACCAGCGACTTTCGCAGAATCTACAGAAGCGAGAGCACTATACGCGAGGTTTGTGACCGTAGAGTTGAGTTTAACTCTTTTCTCAATCAATTGAAGCCGTGGTACATCGTTTCTTGAACTCTTCGGACTTACAGTCCATGGAAAGTCATCTACGATATTAATTGGATCCGCCATTTTACCTTGAGTGTACCCATCGAGGGTAGCTAAATCGGTTAAATCACCACCAGCGGCAGCGATACCTCCACCAGACCTTTCCAGTATGGGTAACGCTGGAGTACTACCTTCTTTAAGATGCCATAGATTCATTATATATATTTATATTACGCGCGCATTAATGCGGATTAAACTGGTGCAGTTGGGAAAGATCTGCTATCTGCTACAGACATACCTGCGAATTGCATACTACTAGTACCTCCAATACTAGCTTGCTCAGTGGGGTTCAGTGAAGAGTATAGTAATTTTCCGAGCTCTATTAACAAGCTATTACGTTCCTCATCTAATTCGATTTGCGTTGCCATGTGGTCAGCATGCATTTCATGAAGATTTGCTAATAACTTACCGTTACTTTCAAACCCAGTCGCTAAGGTTGTTAACAGCGGACCACCTTCTTTCATAGCGTATATGGTATCACTTGGATTTGCTTGAGCTAATGCCCGGCCGTCTTTACTAAAGATAATACCATCATCGATTTGTGCGAGCGGTTCACCAATTATTGGTTGTCTCAGGCCTTTAAACATTTTTGATTTTAATGCCCATTCACCTAATGTTGAAGTCTTATCACCCAACTGGTTTGCAATAAGTCCGCCTATAAGCCTACCACCTACGTCACCTAATACACCACCAACAATAGCACCAACTATGTTACCTGCTATTGGGACTGCTGATCCAATTGTACCTCCGAGAATAGCGCCACCAGCTCCACCAATAACACCAGTTACTGCTGTAATTAACCTTGTACCGACTTTTTCATTCAACTCATCATCATTAATTTCACCGAGCTCATGCTGCTTTACCAACTCTTCCACATCTTTATATGTGAAAAAAGACTCGAGTATGGGTGCTAAAAGGGGACTTTTTAAAAGCCCTCTTACCAGTTTCAACGGTTTAACTTTTTGAATTGCGGCGCCTACTGGCTTTAAAACTGTATCCTTTGTAAATTTGAGTGCTCTAGTAGCTCCGCTCTTTACTGCCCCGCCTACTGCCGCGCCGGCTCTTCCAACCGCTTGTGCTCCGCCCCTTACTGCTTTTGCAGCCTTACCAACCTTATCACTTACGAGCTGGCCTGCCTTATTCCAAAAACCTGCTTGCTTCATAGGGGGCGGTGGCTTTGGTTTTGGTGTCGAGATAGATCCAGCTACCTTCCGAGCTATATCAGCTACTTTTTTCTTAGCCGCTTCCATTCCCTTCATGAGAGATGATCCAAACTTGGATATTCTACTTGCAATTCTTTCAAAGGCTCCGCCAAATTTAGTCGATATAGTATTAACTATTTCTTTAACTTTTGTACCGGCCTTTTCTATGCCTTTTTTGGCACTCGTGGCGGCGCTACTGAGCCTATTACCTATACGGGCAGCCATCTCCATAACCTTTTTACGCATAGGTGCAATAGCCTTGCTCACAGCCTTACTCGCTTTATCAAGTCGGCTAGTTACTCCTTTCCTAATAGATTTCGCCAAATCACTAATTCTAGTACCTATCCGTGATAATACATTCCCAGCTCTTACTGCAAACTTATCAATTCTCTTGTAAACTTGTTGTAAGCCTGATACAAGACCTACAATACCTTGACCATCAACTAATGCCGCAAGACCTGCACCGACTCCTACTAATTTTAATAGGCCCATTAGGTCACTATTATTTTTCTTTTGCTGTTTTTCTAAAGCTGCTTCAGTCTCGCGACCGAAAGCTCTAGCAAGATCATCTTCAGCATCAGGTCCAAAATTAGTAATTACAACATCTTTAGGCTTTTCTACAATCTCTCGTGGCCCTTGAGCTTCGCGCGGTGCAGTAGAGCCGCGCGATGTTGTTGATGCGCGCGCGCCCTTACCAACCTCTTTCTGAAGGATTTTTAGTTGGTTCGCCGTATCAGCTGATACTTTAGTTAGTAGCGAAATTGCTTCCGCAATAGTAGGTTCTGCCATACATATATTTATACATCACACTACGATATAAATAGATCTGGGGTAATATCTAGTTGCTCATCGGCCGTGAGGTGGTTAGTTAGCACTTCTTCAGCGGCTCTAACCTTACCAATATAGTCGTATACAGGTCGTAACTGCACTGTATCGAGCTCCTTAATAATATCTATGCTCTTAGTATCTTTTCTAATTTCAAGAGTCTGGTCACCAATAGAGATGGCTTTAATAAATTTTAATGATTCAAAATGATACACGTCACTCAGAAGAGATTTAGCTGAATTACTCTTATACTTACGTAGAATAAGACCGTTAACGATATGGTCGTCATCCATTGAAGGTGGTGCAAGGTGAAATGTAATATCGTCAACTGTGACGCTTTCTGGTGCAACTTCAAGCTCAATACTCTCATTTCTAGTGAGCATCTTTTTGATATCGAAGTCTATACTATCTTCGGTAGTAACGATACCATCAATATATCCTTTAAGCGCGAGGATAAAGTTAGTTCGGTCAATAGTATTAAAGACGGGTTGATACTCACTAATATTCTTTTTAAGAATAGAATACATCACGTTATTAAATTCTAAGATAGCTATAATAGGGCTGCCAGCACTTGATGTAATGTTTGCTACAGTTTCGATGATCTTAGATTGCTGTGCGAGTGTAATAGGAGCAATATCAATGCTACTCTTAAGTGTAGGTGAGAATACACTTATAACCTTTTTTGCTTTTTTAAGCTCTTGAATGATACTATTTACATCGGACATATATATATTTACACGCCACTATCTAAATTTCTACTGTTTTCAGTCTCGGCTTTCGCCTCCTGTTCTTTAGTATAGAAATTTAAATTAATTTTAAGCTCTGGTAAAGTATAGTGTAGTAGATCGTTACCTTTTAAATTCAGACGCTGTGCGATACTATACTCAAATTCGTACATTTCCATTAAATCACTATTGAAAACCTCTCTTAGAAAGTATAGTATCGATGCATTATATACATTGATTTCTGCTCCGTTATCTAAAATAGCCACACTACTCTTATCCCTGATATCGTTTATAATACTTGCGACCTTTATAATATGTATATCGGTCTCATTTAATATTAAGGTTTTTTCGTGTATTGAAAACTTATCTAAATCATTGCCATTTACTTCATATAGGTAATCTGCTACAGTCGCTGTAATATCCTTATTGTAAAAATACTCTGGTGTTCTGAATTTACACCCCTCGTATTCAAAAGCATCTTCATGAAAAATACCTATGCATAGGTCCTTTAATGAAAAATTGACATCTCTATCGTCTATATTAAGTTTCAAGTCATTACCTAGTATAGAGTTTCTGATATATATTAATGCTTCAAATTTGTCGATAATATTGAGATTGAAACTCGATGATATACGTTGCGTAATCACCTCAAAGCAATTATTGATATCACCTAGTTCGTTAGAAAGGAGCATCTTACATATATTTTTATATTCTAGGTAAGATAGCTCTTCAAAGAATACTAAACCTCGCTGAAGAGGTATTGATAGTTGACTCGAGACCATTAAAATATTTTATCAATCAAGTCGGGTAATGGCAAGTATAAATTATCCTCTAATGTATAGTGGGTGTATGCCCACCTGGTGTTATATGTCTCGAGTGCTTCACTATCATATGATAAATTTCTCGTATCTACACTAGTGGGTACGCAGTTATAAAACTTCCAGACCTTTCTTGGCACCTGAGATAGTTTCTGAAATGATCTTGTGTACTGTACTATAGTTACATTAGTCTTAACATTTAGGGTCGAGTCCTCAGGCCTAGCGACCATACCAGCATGGGCACCTAAGATAACCCATGGCCTGACTAGACTATCAACGAATGATGTATTTGTCTCTCTAAAGTTTATGGTAAGTGGTGAGAATTTTG